GATGCAACTGATTTGTTGATGCGTTATTTATAAACCAACAACCAAATAGGAGAAAAAAATGGCTGTTTATAAAACATACGACACAGTTGGCATAAGAGAAGATTTGGCAGATATTATTTATTCAATATCTCCAACTGAAACACCTTTTATGTCTGGAGTTGCTAAAACAAAAGCAACTAATACATCACACCAGTGGCAAACAGATGCTTTAGCTGCTGTTGCTGCTAATGCTGCAGTTGAAGGAGCTACTATCACTTATGGTACTCAGACTCCAACAACTAAAGAAACTAACTACACTCAAATCTCTACTAAAGCGATTCAAGTATCAGGAACTAATGATGCTGTAACATCTGCTGGTAGAAATAATGAGTTAGCTTACCAAGTAGCTAAAGCTGCGAAAGAGTTAAAAAGAGATATGGAAACTGCTCTTTTATCTAACAATGCTAAAGTTGCTGGTGATGGTTCTACTGCTAGAGAACTTGGTGGAGTCCAAACTTGGATTGAAACCAATGTATCTGCTGGTGCAGGTGGATCAGGTGCTGGTAATGGTGCTGCTAGAACAGATGGTACTCAAAGAGCTTTTACTGAAGATCAGTTAAAAGAAGTATTGAGAAAATGTTACAATGAAGGTGGAAACCCTAACATGATTATGGTTGGTGCTTTCAATAAACAAAAACTATCTGGCTTTACTGGTGGTTCAACTAGATTTGACCAAGCAGAAGACAGAAGATTAGTTACATCTATTGATGTGTACGAATCAGACTTTGGAACATTACAAGTTGCTCCAAACAGATTCATCAGAGGTGCTAACGCAACTGCTGCTAAAGTTGGTCAAGATGCTCTAGTATTAGAGATGGACTACTGGGGAGTAGCTTTCTTGAGAGATTTTGCTCTACAAACTCCAGCTCAGACTGCAGACGCAGATCAGAGATTTATGGTAGCTGAGTACACTCTTGAATCAAGAAACGAAAAAGCTAGTGGTGCTGTTTTTGATTTAACAACATCATAATAAATAATTTGTGGTGGGGGAGAAATCCCCCATCATATTTAATCAACAATTTTGTTTGGTCTTTGAAGATTATTTAAAGTCGGAACGAAGCAAATAAAAAGGATAAAAAATGAGAACACTTAACGATTATTTTATAACTGCTGAGATTGAAGATATTTCTACAGCTTCATCAACTTTTGTTGCGATCCCTGATGGCGGAAAAGTAGTTAAAATTTTAACTGCTTTACAAGGTGCTATTTCAGGTGCTGATGCAGCAATCACTTTTGAAATTGGTGGAACTGCTATGACGAACTCAGCAATCACAGTTGCAAACTCTGGTTCTGCTGCAGGAGATGTAGATACTTCTGCACCAAGTGCTGCTAATAGAGTTGAAGAAGGTGGAACTATCGAAATGATTACAGATGGTGGTTCAACTGGAACTGCAAAACTTCTTGTTACTTTTGTTATAAGAAGATAATATTAATAAGGGGGATCTTGCCTAGCGGTATTTCCCCCTACCTAATTTAAGGAGAATGTAATGGCTATGAATTATGCTTTAAGACCTGGAACAACACAAAAATTATCTCCATCTGGTTCTTCAGTTGCATCAACTGCATTTGGTTCACAAACTGAATATGTAAGAGTTGCTGCTGATGCTGATGTGCATATTGTTTTTGGTGGTTCACCAACTGCAACTGCAAATGATATTTTTGTACCAGTTGACCAACCAGAACTTTTTAAAGTTTCGCCTGGTGAAAAAATTGCAGTTATTGGTACTGCAAATGTTTCAGTTACTGAAATGTCTAGCTAGGAATGGCTAAACAAAAGTTTGTTCACTATGTTCCAAGACCGAAGCCACCTAAAAGACCAGGTGTGCATAAGAAACGAAAAAACAAAAGTGAAAAACGACAGATGAAACAAACCAGATATAGAGGTCAAGGAAAATGAAAAAAGATATTGAAATAGATGGTTTAAAAAAAACTACCTACATGAAAGATGACATGGATGGTAAAATTGTAACCAAAGAAGAAATCAATATTACTCCTCACTTGCAACACAATAAAAGATTATTAAACCTTAATGATGGGTATAATAAATCTAGGGATATGAAAAGAGTAGCAAGTATTCCAACTATTGCTTTGCAAGTTTGGGCAAAAGAATATAATGGTAGTAATAACTGGTTTGGTTTGCCAAAAGAAACACAAAAAAAAATATTACAAAAAAAACTAAATAGTAGTGAGTTTAGATACTTTAGAACTGCAGAAGGTAAAATATAATGGCACTAAATACTTATTCAGCTTTAAAAACTTCAATTGCAAATTGGTTAAACCGATCTGATTTAACTTCAGAAATTTCTGGAGATTTTATTGTACTTACAGAAAAAGACTTTAATTCTAAATTAAGAATTAGAAAAATGATAACTCAGACTACAATTACTGTAGATGCTGAAACAGAATCTTTACCATCAGGATTTTTACAAGTAAGAGATTTTTATATTTTAAATGGTGGAACTAAATACGCATTAAATTATATTACTCCAGCACAAATGGATCAGATTAAAGGAGGTTCTATGACTGGACAACCTTCTTCTTATACAATTTTAGGAGATACTTTTAGATTTGCACCAAGTCCTGCTAGTGCATACACAGCTTATTTAAATTATTACAAAGAGTTTGATCCTTTATCAGATTCAAATACTTCAAATTATATTTTAGCAAATCACCCTGCAATTTATTTATATGGTTCATTATATCATGCTGCTAATTTCTTAGGTGGTATTGAACCGAATCAAACAGGTCAGTGGGAAAAAATGTATCAAACTGCTTTAGAACGATTAGAACGAAATGATAGAGAAGATCAATATGGCAACGCACCTTTACAACAACGATCTGATGTAACAGTTGCATCTGCATTTAGTGATAGCTCAAGAATTTCTGTAACTAATAATACTTAGGACATTAAATGCAAATACCTTTTGGAGAATGGCTACCAGATCAACCTGAACATCTTAATCCAGGTGCAAATATTGCGAACAATGTTTATTTTGCAACTCAATCTTATAAACGATTTCCTTCCTTAGTTAATTATTCATCTAATAATATTTCTACAGATAGTAGAGGAGCTGGATCTTTTAGAGATAATGCTAATACTGTATTTAACTTTGTAGCTAACAATACAAATATTTACCAATTAGAAGGTGGAACTTTTACTTCAAGAAAATCTAGTTTAACAGGTGGCAACACAGATTTTTGGACTTTTACTCAATTTGGTAATTATGTTATTGCAAGTAATGGTGTAGATACACCTCAATATTATTTAATGGGAACATCTACTAACTTTGCTAATCTTTCATCTATTGTTACATCAGGAACATTACCAACATTTAGAGTATCAGGAGTTATTAGAGATTTCTTAGTTACTGGAAATCATTCAAACGCATCAAATAGAATTCAATGGTCAGGAATTAATGATATTGCTACTTGGGAAAGTGGTACTAAACAATCGGACTTGCAAGACTTACCTGGTTCTGGTGGACAAATTGTTGCCATAACTTCTGGAGAGATAGGTTATGTCTTTAGACAAAATCAAATAGTTCGATTAGACTATGTTGGAGGTGCAACTGTATTTAGATTATCAGTTATCTCACCAAACAGAGGAGCTGTGTATGGAAGAACAGTTTGCCAAGATAATCGTAGAGTATTCTTTTATGCAGACGATGGATTTTTTGAAATTAATGGCGACCAAGTAATTCCAATCGGTGCAGAAAAAGTAAATCGTTATTTTGATACTGATTTAAACAAAGCCTTTTCTGATAGAATATGTGCTGCAGTTGATCCTTTTAATCAATTAGCTTTATGGTTATATCCATCAGCATCGAATACATCTAATACAACTGGTATTTGTGATAAGATTTTAATTTATAATTATGCAACTCAAAAATGGTCAACTGCTACTGCTAATGCTAGTACCATATTCTCACAATTCGTTGGTGCTTATACAGTTGAATTAATGGATATTATTTCAGAAAACTTAGAAAATATTAATATTGCATTAGATACCGACTTTTGGAATGGTGGACAATTATTGCTAGGTGCTATAGATAACAATTATAAAGCTGCTATTTTTTCTGGAACTGCAAACGAAGGTGAGATAGAAACTAGAGAATTAGAGTTGTTTCCTGGACTAAGATCGAATATAATTGGTATAAGACCTATAGTAGATGCAACAGCTACAGTTACTATTAAAACTAGAGATCGTTTAGCTGATACTGTAACTGAGTCTAGTTCAGTGAGCATGAACTCAACAGGAATTAACCCAGTCAGACAATCTGGCAGATATATTAAGGTAAATGTTAAAATACCTAGTGGAGGTGTTTGGAAGGATGCTCAAGGAATTGATCTAGTTGCATCAAGAGGAGGGTTGCGATGACCGATAAAACTGATATAGATAATGTTAGATACAGTTTTGAAACTCAAGAGTTTTTCCAAAGACAAATTGAGGAAGCAATTAACGCATTGATAAATGAAAAGAACCAAGAGAACAATAAAGCATTTGCTTGGTTCATAGGAGATTAAAGTGGCAGGTATAAAAGATTATTCAACAACGAATTTAAACAACACATCATTAAATGGTATCTCAGTTGCAGAAGGGATGCTACCATCTAATCTAAATAATGCCATTAGAGCATTAATGGTTAATACTAGATCATGGTACAATGATTCTCAATGGGTAGAATATGGTGATGGAGATGGAGCTTATACTGCAACTTACGCATCAGCTACTTCTTTTACAATTGCTGGTGTTGATGTTACTCCAATTTACCATGAAGGCAGAAGAATTA